CTTACACATGGGAAATCAGCGGTGTGCAATGCAAGCCGCAAGCATTCAACAAAAACGATGTTGTTAGCAATGTTATTTTTCGCGTTGCTGGAACGGATGGAACGCATTATGTGACCCAAATGGGTTCCGTTGACATTCCCTACGATGCAAACACAACTTTCAAAAATTTTTCAGATTTAAGCGAAACTGAAATTGTGGAATGGGTAAAAGCCGCTTTGGGCAAAGACGGTGTTAAAAATTTCACCAATGAATTGGACGAACGTATTTCCCGAGCAGCCATTCCTCAAATTGTTGCAATGCCTTTGCCTTGGACGAAAGGATAAATCATGTCCTTAACCAAAGTTTCTTATTCGATGATTACGGGTGCGCCTGTCAATGTGCTTGACTATGGCGCAGACCCGACTGGCGCAACTGATTCAACCGTTGCAATTCAAGCCGCTTTGGATAGCGGTGGCGCAGTTATATTTTTTCCTTATGGAACGTACAAAATTGCTGGTGGTGCAAGTCCTTCAGCAACTACATTGATTGTTCCATCAACAGTTTACGAATTGCGCGGTGAAGGCGGTTTCCGCACTCCAACGCAATTAAATTTTACTGGCACAAATTACGCTGGAACAGCATTCGACATTCAATCGACAAACATTCGTTCCGTGTCAAATTTGTATTTGAACACCGGTACAGGAAACGGCAATTTCACAAACATCATCAAAGTCGCTGACAACACCCATTTTGCGAAATGGGAAAATGTTTCAACAAATGGTGGGGCAACAACGCATTGGGTTTTTGGTAACAATACTTGGTGTCAATGTCTTATCAATTGCGGCGCATGGGGAACTGATTGGACAATGCAAGCCGGTATCAAAATCGGAAACAATGGAAATGCGTTTGATTTTTATTCATGCCATTTCAACCATTGTGGGATTGGCGTTTGGTTAATTGATTATCTTGAAAGTTTTAATTATTTTGGCGGTGAAATTGCCAGCAATGTGCGATATGGTGCATTCATTGGCAGCGATTCGGGATTGACCGGCGGATTAGAAAATGTGAATTTTTATGGCGTTTATTTTGAAGATCAACCAACGCACATCATTCAAAATTCAATCAACATGAAAGGTTTATATGTTACGAATTGCCGTACATCTGAAACATCATGGACAAACTTCATTTTGTTGAATAACATCACCTATTCGGTACAAGTCAATGGTGGAACATTCCTTCGCTATAACGACGGAAACAGCGGCACATTGGTCAATGTAAACAATCAGGCTGTTGTTGATTGTTTTGTTGAAGCGCCATTTCAATACAACGTTACAACGTACAAAAATCAAGGCAATCAACAAGTTTGGTATAGAACAAATCGCATTGGTGGTTCTCCTGGTCAAATCAGTTACGAAACCAAAGGCATTCAAGCCCAGGAAGACTATTACACCCCAGGTTCATACGCTGGAAAAATACTGAAACAGTATTTGGCCAATGGAACATCTAGGGCTTACCAGGAAAAAGGTTTCAGCGTTGTTTGGGACGCAACTTATCCTGGCGGTGGTGGTTCGTTGTATTCGGGATTTGTTTTTCAACGTGGCGATGTTTGCTGGAATACATCGGCGGCATCCGGTGGCGCACCTGGTTGGGTGTGCGTCAGTGCTGGAACCCCTGGCACCTGGAAAGCAATGGCGAATCTTGCATAATCTTGACACCCAGCCCGCTGGGTGTAAGATAAAACCTGTACTGGCCCAGTTGACCAGGGATTCTAAAGAATCGACAAAATGACTGAAGAAGTCCAACAAGCCTTAGCGGAAGTAGACTCCGCGCCAGCAACCGAGGTGACGGCCACCACGGATATTGCACAAAATGCGCCGGAAGTAGCTGAGAATCAGCCCGAGCAACAACCTGCGACGAAGACATTCACTCAGGAAGAACTCGATGCTGCCATCGGCAAGCGCCTCGCAAGAGAACAGCGCAAATGGGAACGGGAGCAGCAAGCACGGTTGGCAGAAGTGCAAACCGCGCAGTCGATGCCCAAAGGCGATCTGGATCGCAGTGCTTTTGAGTCTGACGAAGCCTATGCTGACGCATTGGCCGAGCGCAAGGCCCATCAGCTTCTCGAGATTCGTGAACGCCAGAAGCAACAGGCTGCGACGCAAGCCGCGTATCAAGAACGTGAAGAAGCCGCACGGGACAAGTACGATGACTTTGAACAAGTCGCCTACAACCCCAGCGTCAGAATCACCGACTCGATGGCCGAAGCGATTCAGGCTTCTGAAATTGGACCCGATCTGGCCTACTGGTTTGGATCGAATCCGAAGGAAGCAGACCGCATTTCTCGTTTGTCCCCTATTTTGCAGGCAAGAGAGATCGGGAAAATTGAGGCCAAACTTGGCAGCAACCCCGTTGTCAAACCCACAACGTCTGCGCCAGCACCTATCACACCTGTAACAGCACGAACCAGCGGTAACCCGTCCTACGACACAACTGACCCTCGCTCTGTGAAGGCCATGAGTACGTCGGAATGGATTGAAGCTGAACGCGCCCGCCAGTTGCGAAAGATGCAAGCACAGATGAACCGCTAAAACTTTGAAAGGACTCGCATCATGGCGAATAGTATTCTTACCATTGACATGATCACCCGAAAGGCTCTCGAAATCCTCGAGAACAATCTGGTGCTCACCCGCAACGTGAACCGTCAGTACGACGACAGCTTCGCTGTCGAAGGTGCCAAGATTGGTTCGACCCTCCGTATCCGTTTGCCCGACCGCGCTTTGGTGACTGACGGTGCCGCTCTGCAAGTTCAGGACGACAACGAACAGTACACCACTCTGACTGTTTCCAGCCAGAAGCACATCGGCGTGAACTTCACCTCTGCTGAATTGACCATGCAATTGGACGACTTCGCAGAGCGTGTGTTGAAGCCTCGTATCAGCCAGTTGGCATCGTCTATCGACGCTGATGTGGCAAACAGCTTCAAGAGCATCTATCAGTCCGTGGGCACCCCCGGCACGACTCCCGCTACTTCTTTGGTTCTGTTGCAAGCGCAGCAGAAGCTGAACGAAGCCGCTGCTGTCATGTCGCCCCGTTATGCCACTGTCAACCCCGCTGCTAACGCTGGTTTGGTCGAAGGCATGAAAGGTCTGTTCAACCCCACCGACACCATCAGCCGCCAGTTCAAGAACGGCATGATGGGCATGGGCGTGTTGGGCTTCGACGAGATCAATATGTCTCAGTCGATCAAGCAGCACACCACTGGCTCGTGGGGCACTGGCATCACCGTGACCAGCACCGTGACCACTCAAGGTTCTACCACCCTGGGCATCAGCTTCACCGGCTCCAGCAAAACCTGGAACGTGGGCGATGTGTTCACCGTGGCCGGTGTGTACGCAGTGAACCCGCAGACCCGCGAGTCCACTGGTTCGCTCCAGCAGTTCGTGGTGACCGCTGCCGCTTCTGGCTCGTCCACCGCTACGCTGACTGTCAGCCCCGCGATGTACACCGCTGATCAAGCCCTAGCTACCATCGACGCATTCCCGGTTGCTACCGCTGCCGTGACCATGCTCGGTTCTTCTGCCAGCGCCTACGCTCAGAACTTGGTCTACCACAAGGACGCGATCACGTTTGCTACGGCTGACCTGTTGCTGCCCCAGGGCGTTGATATGGCCGCTCGCGCTGTCCACAACGGCATCTCCATGCGTGTGGTTCGCCAGTACGATATCAACAATGACCGGATGCCTTGCCGTATTGACGTTCTGTACGGTTACAGCGTCATTCGTCCGCAAATGGCTTGCCGTTTGTGGGGCTGATCTGAAACGGGGCTTCGGCCCCTTTCAACGTCTTAATTTTGAAAGGAATTTATCATGGCTCTCCCTAATGGTGCTGGTGGTTATCAACTCGGCGACGGCAATTTGACCGAAGCCAAAATGGGTGTTCAAACCATTCCCACGACTTTGACTGGTGACACGACTGTTACCGCTGCTCAAATGGCTGTTGGTTTGATCGTTTGTAAAAAAGCAAGTGACGCTACGTTGACCGTTACCACGGCCACCGGTGCTCAACTGGACGCTGCTATCCCCAGCGCAAAGGTTGGTTCTTGCTTTGATCTGACGATCTGCAACAACAACGACAGCGGTTCGTCGTCTACTGTGCCGGTCACGGCTGGTACTGGCATTACGTTCTACGGTTCTGTGACCGTGCCCCGCCTGGGCGCGATCACCTATCGTTTGGTGCGTACTGCTGACGCTACTTGGTCTGCATTCCAAATGTAATAAATGGGGACTTCGGTCCCCGTTTTTGAAAGGACAACCACATGCCTAATACCAAACCGGTTGGCGTTGCGTATAGTGATCCCGAACTTGTTTCGGGCACCACTATTTCCGGCGCTACGATCACATCATCCACAGTTAGCGGCACGTTTACTTCGACTGCGACGTCTGACGCAACGATTGCAAACGGCACCGCTGGTCTGTACTTTCTGACCACTGCAATCACTGCTAACACCACCACGACCACCGCCCCCAAAGGCTCTATTGGCACCAC